GCTTTGTTAATGCGGAAAATGGTTTTGAGTCTAATCCTTGTCCAGAATGTGCTGTTGAGCCAGTACAAGTGAGCCAGCCTGTAGGATATTTTGCGCAGTTGAATACAGGTGAGTATATTCAACTTCTTGACCCTCAAGATATATCAGAGGTTACGCCTCTTTACACATCGCCACCAGACTACCAAGCAACAGCTACAGCCTACGCCCAAGCTGTAGATCAAGTAATTGCATTGCAGAATGAAAACGAAGCGCTGAAGGCTGAGAACAAAGAATTAAAAAAGGATGTTGATTGCTATACATCAGCCAATATTTCCTTTAAGCGCATAAAAACTAATCTTCAAGCTGAAAACGAAGCACTACGTAAACATCTATTGCAAGCCCAGCAAGCGGCAACTGTTGAAGCAAAGATTGCAGATGAATTTAGGGCGGAGTGTGATGTGCTGCGTCAACGTGTAGCTGAGTTAGAGATTAACCGCGATGATATAGCTGCATTGGCTAGTGAGTCTTATTTAGAGCGCGACAGATTGCAGATTGAGCTAACAAAGTCTGATGCAGGTTATAGGATGGCTTTAGATCAGTGTGTAGATAGTGCAAATAAACGGGTTCGATTGCAGAGTGAATGCGATAAGCTTGTTGGATTATTGCAGCACTACAGACTAAAAATGGCTATTAAGGAGCAAGCAAAATGAAAACAGTAACTTTCGATGAAACAACTCACGCGATAGTGCCGATTGTAGCTGACGAATTGATGCTCAATGCTGGAGAATATTTCTCAGAAAACGCCCTATTAGTATGGGATTTAATGCTCGATGCCGCACCGCCATACCAATCTGTTGAAGTCAACGATATGGGTTGGGTACCTGTAAGCAAGCGATTGCCAGAACTACACACCGCAGTTGCGCTGCTAAACATCAACACATGGATGAATACAGGTGGAGATTTTGAAATTAACTGGTGCGGCTGTGGTTGGCTATGTGAGTTTGGGAATCAATACTGGAATATTATTGGAGAACGCGGAGGAAGGACGATGGATTCTGTCACTCACTGGATGCCACTTCCAGCAGCACCAAAGGGGGAAGAATGAGGTTTATACGCTAAAATTTAACCCTTGCAAACCTACTTAACTATGGTAACATAGTTACCCGCTTAACCTTTTTTTTTATACTGCTATGCTAAACCAACGAAAACCAAAGATAAAAGCGCAGGCAATTTTTGATAGCACATACATTACAGCACATCAAATTATGAGCGATTTAGAAATTAGTCGCCCTGCCCTTTTGTATGCTCGCCGTTCCGGTAAACTCCCTGACCCTATTATATTAAATGATGGGAGGTTATATATCTGGGAATTAAAAGATATACAAGTAACTCTCAACGAATGGAAAGAAGCTTTAAATACCCGTAGAGGTGTTTAATGCTATCTCAATACGACAACATCCCCGAAGAGCTTCGGTGGGACAAACAATGGTGCCTTGCTGGCCCAGATGCTACTGGTAAGTTCAAAGCTCCCCACAGCGCAAGCTCAAGAGGCATCTTTTTAACTAAGCCTAATCTTCCTTTTGGTTGGAAAGATTTTGAAGATATTTTAGAAGACAAGCACATTCATACAGATTGTGGTATAGGTTATATTTTAACCGCAACAGATCCTTACACCTGTATAGATTTGGACGTTAAAAACGCAACCAATGAATCAGACCCTTCTAAGTGGACAACACCTGAGCAATTAGCACGCTTTCACAAAATAATAGAACTATTTGATAGCTATACAGAATACAGTAATAGCGGTCAAGGTTTCCACATTTGGGTTAGAGGTAAAATTGGAAATGGGTTGAAGAGAGATGGTGTAGAAATCTACTCTCAAGAACGTTTTATTGTTTGCACTGGTAATGTATTTTTAAACCATCCTATTCAACCACGTCAAGACCTATTAACCACACTTGCAAACGAAATCCGTTCCAAAAGTAAAACGGTTAGTATGCAATTGGTGGACGTGGAAGAAACTGAAACCGATGCTGTTATTTTTGAGCGTGCAGCTTCGGCGGGCAATGCGGATAAGTTTATCGAACTCTGTGAGGGTGTGTGGTTAAACAATTACCCATCTCAATCCGAAGCCGATTTAGCATTGATGTCTATTTTTACTTTTTATAGTAAATCCAACATTCAATGTAGACGCATGTTCCGCGCGACAAAATTGGGTGAACGTCCTAAAGCAACTAAAAACGATGTTGCGTTAAATAGAATATTGGGTATAATTCGTTCCCGTCAAGCTTTAGAGGAAGAGCAGGACGCGCACGGTGCTGAAGTCAGTAAAAACCTGTTGGAAAATGTACGCTTGCAGCAAGCAGCACAAGCAGCGCACATTGTACAGCTACATGCACACCAAACAGCGCAACAAAGCGCACCAGCACCCGCACAGCACCCGCTTAAACAACTTAAACCACCAAAACCCCCAAAGGTAACAGTGGCGCCGGGCGGAGTACCTTATGATGCTGAAACTTATCTACCAAAAGACAATATACCTACAGCACAGTCTATTGCGGATAGTGTGATTAAGTTTCCAGACCAAGCAAATAGGATTGAAGGTTTTTATACTTCTGCTATTTATGATGAAGCGCCAGATATTAGTGGGGATTTAACATTTCCGCCTGGCACTATTGGTCAAATTGCAAGATATATTTATGACTATTCCCCAAGACCTGTTTCTCAAGTTGCAATCGTTGCTGCATTAGGTCTAGCTGCTGGTTTTTGTGGACGGTCGTTCAATATTTCCAATACAGGGTTAAACCTTTATATAGTATTAATCGCTAAATCCGCTGTTGGTAAAGAATCTATGCACAGCGGTTTGTCTTATATTTTAAAGTCAATTGGAGTAGATTGTGTTGCTGCTAACAAGTCCATTGATTTTACAGACTATGTTTCAGGGCCTGCACTTAGTAAAGCTATTGCAACAAATAATTGTTTTTTAAATGTTAATGGGGAATGGGGTAGAAAACTTATTAGATTAGCTAACGAAAATTCTGGGGATTCAGCAATGGCATCTTTACGTACAGTGATGACACATTTGTATCAAAAGTCTGGCGCAAATTCCATTGCTGGTGGTATGGGTTATTCCACAGCAGTAAATAATGTGGGCTCAACATCTGGTGCAGCTTACAGCATGATTGGTGAAGCAACACCTACTGCTTTTATGGAATGTTTAACTGAAAGTATGATGGCAGATGGTTTTATGAGTCGTTTTACTATTATAGAATATGATGGCGAACGTGTACCGTTGAACCAGAGGGAGTTTGAGTTGTTAGATAGAGATATGGTGAACAAGTTAATATCCATTGCTAACCATGCTGAAACTTTAAGTAGCTCAGGAATAGTTCAATCTGTCTTTGCTACAGTAACCGCACAAAAAATGATGGACGATTTTAACTTGGAATGTGATGAACATATTAACGGCAATGCTAATGACGAGAGTTTACGTCAAATGTGGAACCGTGCCCACTTAAAAGTTTTAAAAATATCCGCATTGCTTGCTGTAATGGATAACTATATTGCACCTATTATCAGCGAAGACCAAGTAGAATGGGCGTTGAAGCTAATTATAATGGACATCTCCTTAATGCGTGCTCGCTTGAACGATGGTAAAATAGGTACAAGCGACCGTAGTAGAGAAAAGCGTATTATTTACTTAATGGAGAAGTTTATGAACGCAAGTGCAATACCTGCTGCTTACCATGTATCTAAAAAGATGCACGAAGAAGGTATTGTATCTAAAACATTCTTTACTTTGCAAACGAATCGTTCCGGGCCATTTACTAACAACTCGAGAGGTCATACGTTTATGTTAGACTCTACGCTAAAGTCTTTAATAGACCAAGGGTATTTAGCGGAAGTACCAAAAGATAAATTATTTAAAGAATTCGGTCAGTCTGGCCGTGCATTTAGGATTTTAAAAATCCGCTAACAAGAAGGAGTCACCCCCTATGTTTAACCACACAAAAGAACGTTCGTTCAGTGATGATATTGCTGCAATGAACACAATGTACGATTTACCCGTCAACCTTACACCAACCTTACAAATCGGACAGGACGTTGGAACACGTTTAGGGCATTTCAAAAGTATCTTAACAAAAGAGTTAAGTGAAATTGATTTAATTATGCGTAAAGTTAGCAGCTTGAAAACTGGTCATCCTTTTTATCAACAAGCTGCGGGAATTATTGGTGTTGTAACAGACCCAGACGCTGGACGTAACATCACAGAACTTGAAGTGCTTACAGACCTTGCAGACCTGTTCGCGGACTTGCAGGTTTATTGCGCCAGCGAAATGATTAAATTCGGTATCCCAATTAACACAACTTTGCAAATTGTCATGGATAGCAATTTCAGCAAACTTGGCGCTGACGGTTTGCCAATTAAAGACGCTGAAGGTAAATTCCTTAAAGGGCCAAACTACTGGAAACCTGAAGGTAAGATTGAAGCAATGTTGAAAAACTTGCGTGAAACAAATTCTGTAGTTCAACTGAAGTCTATTTAAGGAATCTAAAATGTTAAATTCGAAACGTGGTTTCTCAGCAACAATGCTTCTAGCAGCAATAGGCGGTTTAGCTGCTGCAATTTCTGGTGTAAACGGTCATTACAGACCTGATCCGCAGCAAACGTCTAAGTACAGTCGTTCCCGTATTAAAGGTAAGCGCAAGCAAGCTGGTTCTAAACTACATTGCATTACTGGTCGCAGCCCAACTGTACAAGGTCGTATTCTTAAAGCACATTTTGATCAAAAAGGTACTAACACGTCCGCTAAATCTAACAAGGTTCGTGCTAGTTTTGGTAGATAGTATAATCTGCTTGTGCTAAATAATAAACTGTACTATAGTTAAGGTGTACGCTTTAGTACAGTTTATTAATTCAATTTGATTGGGAGTACAAAATGACCAAAGCATCCACAGTAAAAGAAGCGCCTGTTGTAAATCTTAATATTATTGCAGAGCCTATTATTGTTACGCAGGAAGATTTAAATAATTGGTACACTTTAAATGAGCAGCTTGCTCAAATTAAAGAACAGGAAATGGAACTGCGTAAAAAGATTTTCGGTTCCTATTTTCCAACTCCAGTTGAGGGCACTAATATAGCAGAACTTTCCGCTGGTTATATTATTAAAGGTAAGCGCGTTATTAGCCGTACTGTGGACGCGGAAAACCTTGTTACCATGCGCCCAATGCTTACGCAAGAAGGTATTGCTGTAGATAGCTTGATTAAGTACAAACCAGAACTTATCCTACCTGCATACCGCGCATTGTCTGAAGAACAACGGTTAAAATTTGACAATGTTTTAACAATTAAAGACGTTTCACCTGCTTTGGAAATTATGAAGCCAAAGCGCGGATAACCACACAAATTAGGACTCTAAGTGAATAAAGAAATTGCCCAAGACGCTGTTGTAGAAGCGAACCGCGAAATGTTATTGCAACGCAGCATTATTGGCATCAACAAGTATGGCGTAACTTTAGAGAAGTCTGGTTTAAACGAGCGCCAGCTTGTTGTACATGCTTTGGAAGAAGCTTTGGATCTTGCAAACTATTTGCAAGCACAGTTGATGCGTATTGATCAAGTTAGTGCTTTTTTAGTATCTCTTTCGCCTCCTGTTATGCGTGTTACAAGCAACCCTGAAAACGTTTACCCTAGTTTTAAAGCAACGTTTGACGAAATTTTCAAGCAACGCTCAACTGAAGAAGACTTTGTACATCCTTCCGTTCCGCAACTTCCGCTTATTGGTACAGCAGAAAGAATTAACATTACACAAAATTGGGGCGAATGGGAACGGGAAGAACAAGCACGTAATGCTAGAATTGCTGGCACACAATCCCCAATTTTTTACCCTGCTAAACCATTTAGAACTAAGGATAGTATGCCATGATTAAAGCTATGCTCGCGTCAGATTATGACGAATCTAAACTAGACTTTCCGTTAGGTGTACAGCCTAAAATTGATGGTGTTCGGGGTTTAAATATGGAAGGTAAGATGTTGGGACGTAGCGGTAAACCGCACAAAAACGTCTACAATACAAACTTTTTTAGCACAAAAGAGCACTACGGTTTTGATGGTGAGCTTGCTGCTAATTTGGAAACACATCCAGACTTGTGTCGGATAACAAGTAGTGCAATGAGCACAATTAAAGGCGAGCCATTTATACTTTGGTGGGTATTTGATTACCTTGTACCGGACACAATGGAGCTGGACTATATGGATCGCTACCTGTCTTTAAAAAGCAGGGTAAACCATTTACAAGCAAACGGATTGTGTAGGCATGTGCGAGTTGTTCCAATGCAAATTGTACACAATCTAGAAGAACTGCGAACTGCTCACGCTGCTTGGGCTGCTGAAGGGTACGAGGGTACAATTATCCGAAAGCTTACAGGTAAGCATAAGCAGGGACGCTCTACAATACGAGAGAGCGGTTTATTGCGCATTAAAGACTTTGTAGATGGTGAATTTACAATTAGCAAAGTTGTTGAGGGTGAAGCAAATGAAAATGAAGCTCAAACGAACGAACTTGGCAATACGTTCCGTTCTTCTCATCAAGAAAATAAGGTAGCAAATGGGATGGTGGGTTCATTTTTGGGTATAGTTTTAAAAGATGTGGAAGACCCATCAACAGGTAAAGTTGTTTTGTTTAAAGGGCAAGAAATTACGGTGTCCGCAGGTAAGATGGATCACACGACCCGCAAGTATGCTTTTGAAAATAAGGAAGAGTATGTTGGGAATATCGGTAAGTTTAAATTCTTTCCGAAGGGGATTAAGGATAAGCCTAGATTCCCCACATTTTTTTGTGTACGTAGTAAAGAAGACATATAATCTGCGTTGCTTTACGCAAGTATTAAGCGCATAATAGTGCTACCCGTTACCCATGTAGCGGAGCAAATAACCACACTATGCAAGCTGCGTAGTGTTTACCTACCGGAGCAATAAATGGGTATTTTAGATAGTATTTCTCATACACCAGTCAAAACTGGAATTCGTGCTGTTTTTGCTGGTGTTGAGGGTGTCGGTAAAACAACTCTTGCATGTAGCGCACCTCGCCCTTTGTTGGTTCCTTTGGAAGCTGGCGCAATCGGCGTAAAGGTAAGCAAAGTACCAATGTTGGAACATTATGAGCACGTAATGATGACTCTGGATGAAGTTGAGGTACAGTGCCAACAAGGGCAGTTTCCTTATCAGTCTTTAGTATTTGACAGCATTACTGCATTAGAACGCCTTATTCATCAAGCTGTATTAGAAAGCGACCCTACTTACGCTAAGGGTAACAAAAAGGCAGTTACAATGGAAAGTGCTTTAGGTGGATATGGAAAGGCATACACCTACGCAAACGAACTCTTTCAAAACTTCCTTGCAAAGTGCGACATACTTGCATCTCAATATGCAATCAACATTATTTTTACCTGCCACAGTTTCGCAGCTAAAATTGTTGATCCTACTGTTGGTGAATATGACTGTTGGGATATTTTGTTGCACAGTCCTAAAAACCAAAAAACCTACGGTAAACGCGAAGCGTTGACGCAATGGGCAGATTTAATTGGTTTCCTGCATGAGCCTTTATTTGTAACAGAAGGTAAGTCGATGAACCGTGGCGTTAGTGCAAATCAAGGGCGCGTGCTTGCTGTTTGCAGAACACCGTCTTATGTTGCAAAGAATCGTTTTGGTGTGGTTAATACAATAACTTTACCAAAAGATGGAGGTTGGAACTTCTTAGCTGCTGAAATCTATCAAGCTAATGGTTTTGACTGTTATAACCGTGACACCATAGCATAATTTTAAACCGTTTGCTGATGGCGGACCACATCAGAAATCTAAAACTTAATAGGTAATAAAATGGCAAATTTTTCATTTAACGCAAACGAAGTGGCACCAGACGAAGGTCGTGCTGACGCAATCCCTGCTGCATGGTATCGTTTAATGCTGGTATCTTCAGAAATCAAACCAACAAACGCGGGCACAGGTAAATACATCAATTGTATGTTTGAAGTTGTTGACGGTCAATACAAAAATGCAAAAATCTTTGCAATGTTTAATATTGACAATCCAAATCCGCAAGCTGTTGAAATCGGCCGTAAACAATTTAGCGCCTTGTGTCATGCTTGTGGAATTTTGACTGTACAAGCTACAGAACAATTGCACAATATTCCATTTCTTGCAAAAGTAAAAGTCAAAGCAGCTGAAGGCGGTTACGATGCTAAAAACGAAATTGCGCAATACAAACACCAAAGTGATCCGAGTGCAGGTCAGCCTGGCGCTGCTGTTGCACCTGCTGCTGTTCGTGTAGCACCACCAGCACCAAAAGCACCAGCATTTACCCCTCCTCCGGTAATGCAACAAGCTGCTCCAGTGCAAGCTTGGACACCACCTCCTGGCCCAATTGTTGCTCCAATGTCACCTGAAGAAACAAAGTGGCGTGCTGAACAAGCTGCTGCGGCCGCTGCTGCTCAACCTGCTGCATGGACTCCCCCTGCTGCTGCGCAACCTTGGGCAAATCAACCTGTTAATGTTGTGCAAGTTGATGCTTCTGTAGCCCCTGTTGTAGCTGCTGCCTCTGCACCAGTAGCTACTCCGCCTTGGATGGTTCAACCAACTGCTTAATAACTTTTAGTTATAGCTCATAACTGAACCCTACGGGGTTCGGTTATTTATAAATGCACTGGCGACAGGCGTCAGGAGCGTAAGCTTGCGGAGGGTTCGAGTCCCCGCCAGTGCATTTATAAATTAGGAGCAACAATGGCTATCCAACTCGCTTTAAAAACTTTAGCAGCAATTGACAGTTCCATGGTAGCTGACCAAGGCGCTGCATTCCGTGTAGGATCTGGTAAAATATTACCACACATGACAGATGCTTACCGTGGCGCAGATGAAGGTTTTCGTTCTCATCTTGGTGCATCGCAAATTGGCAACGATTGCGCTCGTCAAATTTGGTATGGTTTTAGATGGGTACAAAAAGCTAAATTCCCTGCACAGATTTTAAGATTGTTTAATAGAGGTCATCTTGAAGAAGCTAGATTTTTGGCAATGCTTTTATCAATTGGTTGCGAAGTTTTCCAACAGGATGAAAAAGGCAACCAGTTTAGAATTAGCGAGCTCGGAGGTCATTTTGGTGGCGCTGGTGATGGTGTTGCTTTGCATATACCTGATATTCCTGCTGGTTTACCTTGTTTACTTGAGTTTAAAACTCATGGGGAAAAGTCTTTTTTAAAATTGCAAAAAGAAGGTGTGCAAGTATCCAAGTTTGTGCATTACGTGCAGATGCAGACTTATATGCGCAAGATGAATATTACGCATGGTCTTTATGCTGCTGTCAATAAAAACACAGATGAAATATACATGGAAATTGTGTTACTAAATACCTATGTTGCTGACCAGTTTATCGAGCGCGGTAAAGCTATTGTTATGATGCGTACAGCACCAGACCGTATTGCCAGTGCAAGTCCTGGCTTATTTACTTGCAAATATTGTGACATGAAAGGTATTTGCTTTAATAATGAACCAATGGAATTTAATTGCCGTACTTGTATCTACTCACAGGCTATTGAGGATGGTACATGGGTTTGTAATGCACCTGTAAACAGATTGAACAAAGAATTTAATCCAATCTTATCTAAGGGTGAGCAATTAGCAGGGTGTCCTAACCATCATACAATATGAAGATAATTCCCCGTTCATATCAGGTTGAAGCTGTAAAGAGTATTTTTGACTTCTTTACAGCTCACCAAAACCCAAGTGAAAACCCTGTTGTGGCGCTTCCAACAGGGACAGGCAAGAGTATCGTTATTGCTGACTTTTTGCAACAAGCTTTTGGAATGTATGCACATCAAAAAGTGCTCATTGCTACGCATGTGAAAGAGTTAATTGCGCAAAACTACGCAGAGTTTATGGGTATGTGGCCAACTGCCCCTGCTGGCATTTATAGTGCAGGTTTAAAGCGCAAAGATGTAAACAAAGCAATTACTTTTTGCGGTATTGCGTCCATTGCTAAAAAACTTTATCTATTTGGTAAAATTGACCTAATAATCATAGATGAGTGTCATTTACTTAGCCAAGACGATGAGTCTATGTACCTAAAAGCAATACAGTATTTAAAAGATCAAAACCCTCTATTACGCATAATTGGCTTAACCGCTACTCCTTGGCGTGCTGGTCAGGGTAAGATTACCGATGATGGTATTTTTACGCATATTTGTTTTGACCTAACAACAATGGCGTGCTTCAACCGTTTTATTAAAGAAGGGTTCTTAGCGCCGCTTATTCCTAAAAGCACAGAAACACTATTGGATGTTAGTGGTGTTCACATGCTTGGTGGAGATTTTAAACAAGGTGAGTTAGAACTTGCTGTCAATAAAGATGAAGTTACTTTTGCAGCATTAACGGAGGCGGTTCAGCATGGTTATGACAGGAATCATTGGTTGGTATTTGGGTCTGGTATTAAGCACGTTGAGCGCATTACGGAGATGCTTAATCATCTTGGCGTTTCTGCTCGCTGTGTGCATAGCAAAATGCCAAGTTCCGAACGTGATAATAATATTCGGGACTGGAAACTAGGCTTATTTAAAGCTATTGTAAATAATGGTATTTTGACAACTGGTGTCAACTTTAAACCAATTGATTTGATCGTTATGTTACGCCCAACAAGCTCTACTGTACTTTGGATTCAGATGTTGGGCAGAGGGACTCGTCCAAGCCCCGAGACTGGTAAAGATAATTGCCTTGTTATGGACTTTGCTCAAAACACGCAACGTCTTGGCCCAATTAACGACCCTGTTCTGCCGCGAAAAAAAGGCGAGTCTAAAGGCGAAGTACCGATTAAAATTTGCGAAACCTGTGATATGTATAACCACATATCTGCTCGGTACTGTGGCGGTCAACCTTACAAAACAAACGAAGGTTGCGGTTCCGAATTTTTGTTTAAAGTGCTTATCAAACAAAAAGCTTCTAGTAACGAGCTTATTAAAAACGATGAGCCTATAGTTGTGGATCTTGCTGTTGATAATATACAATTTGCTTTACACAAAAAACCTAGTAAACCAGACTGCATGAAGGTTACATACAATTGCGGTCTTAGTAGATACAACGAATATATTTTGTTTGAACACGTTGGTTTTGGACAACGTAAAGCAGCCACTTGGTGGAGAGCTAGAACTGCAATACCTGTTCCGCAAACTACTGAAGAAGCTTTAGCAATTGCGCACCGCTTAATGGTGCCTAATCAGGTTAAGGTTTGGGTCAATAAACCATACCCTGAAATATTAAATATTACTTTTCCGGAGGTTCCATTTTGAACATTTTAATTGACCTAGAAAATATGGTTGTACGCTATAAGCATCCTAATGTAAACCATTTATCTAACTTGGTACATATTGAATTGTCACATGTACCAACTGCTATTATACAGTGCAATAATATCTGGGAGTTTGAAACACTAACCGACTTAGAGCTAAAGAAGCTTTACGAAAGTATGTGTGGTCAAAAGTACACAGGTTACAGTAGATATATTTTAATTCAAAATGTTTTTAATTTATGCAAGCTTTTACCTAACAGCGAGTTAAACGGTTTTGCATTAGATTGTCAAGCTAACTTTATTCAAGAAGACGATGATCGTTTTTATAGATACCAGCCTACAGCGCGTGTCCCAAAACTACAACAAGAGTTATACCTTGCAAAACCGCTTACAGCAAGCGCAGCATACAACCCTGTACTTACTAGCACCTACGCACCGCAAACAGCACCCGCAAGCACACCGCAAGCGCAAACAGCGCAAACGCAAGCACCAAAGCAGCAAACAGCACGAGCAACAAGAGAACCGAGCGGGGAAGCTCCAAAACAAGGCTCTAAGACAGGTAGGGTCTGGGAAATAGCAGAAGAATTATACAAGAACGCTGTTGGTGTTGTTAATTTTAAGTTGCTAAGATCCGCTATAGTTTCTGCTTGCGAAGGTGAAGGAATTAATAGTTCAACAGCGTCTGTACAGTACGGTAAATGGAAGAATACAAAAACTTAGTATCTAACGAAAATAAAGCTTGCTTTTAAAAATGCAATGCTTTATATTTATCACTCTGAAGCGTAATTATAAATTTTAGTTTTTTAGTTATTAAACCATAAGAAGGAGTCTCACAATGTCTACAAAGCAAACACCAGAACAAATTGCAGAAGCTAAAGTTGTAAAAGCTGCTGAAGCTAAAGCTGTTAAAGATGCAAAAGCTGCCGAAGCTGCTGCTGCGAAAGCTGCTAAAAATCAAGCTGCTGCTGATGCAAAAGCTGTCAAAGATGCTGAAAAAGCTGCAAAAAACAACGATGCAGAAAAAGCTGCTAAAGCTGCTGCTGCTGCTGCTGCTGAAGCTAAAGCTTTGAAAGAAGCTGAAAAAGCTGCTAAAACTGCCGCTGCTGCTCAAGCAAAACTTGACAAAGCTGCTGCAAAAGAAGCCAGTAAAATGCCTGTTGCTAACGGTATTACACGCCCTAAAGCTGAAACCGCTTGCGGTAAAGTTTGGGCACTTGCTGACGCAATGAGCGCACATTTCAAACAACCAATTCCAATCAAAGAATTGCTGGAAGCTGCTTTGAAATCAGGCTTGAACGAAGCTACCACAAAAACGCAGTATGCTCGTTGGAAAGCATACTTCGGCATCACAGGTCAAGTGGCGTCCTTGCCCGTAGCGCCAGCAGCATAAAAACAAATCCGCAGTAAGACCCGCACACAAAGCTCGTAGAAATGCGAGCTTTGTTCTTCAGAGGTGAAATAAATGATTCAAATCAATTCCCAACCCGTTGAAAAGAAAGTTGTTTCAGACGGTCAGCAGTTAGATGTACATTCCATTTTTTATACAATACAAGGCGAAGGCCCATTTTGCGGTCAACCTGCTGTATTTATCCGTTTAGCAGGTTGTAATTTACAATGTCCAGGCTGCGATACAGATTACACAAGTAATCGTAAAGATGCACAAAGGATTAGTGATGTTGCGTCAGCTGTAAACTGTTCTTATCCTTGCGGAACAAGCTGCAAATTAGTTGTCATTACAGGCGGAGAACCATTCCGCCAAAACATTACACCGCTTGTTCAAATGTTGCTGGACTATGGTTATGAAGTGCAAGTTGAAACAAATGGTACACTTGCACCGTCACCAGACCTAAATTCAAGAACTTTTATAGTTTGTAGTCCAAAGGCTGGCAAAGTAAATTTTGAAATTGCTCAACGTGCAGTTTGCTTCAAGTATGTTATGAGCGCAAGAAGTGTAAACCCTATAGATGGTTTACCTATACTTGCGCTTGACCACACAGCAAGTCCGCAAGTTGCGCGTCCGCCAGCTGGCAAAACTATCTACTTGCAACCAATGGACGAACAGCATGAAATGCAAAATGTTCTGAATTTAGCAGCAGTAAAAGAAAGTTGCATGGAGTTTGGATACACAATGCAATTACAAATTCACAAATTAATAGGTGTAGCATGAAAACTAAAGCTCTAGTAATATTGTCCGGTGGGCAAGATAGTACAACTTGCCTTTTTTGGGCAAAGCAAAATTACGATGAAGTACACGCAATTACTTTTGATTACGGTCAGCGTCACAGCATCGAAATAGATGCTGCTCGCAAGGTTGCGGAAATGGCTAGTGTAGCTAGTCATGAAGTTGTAGCAGTTCCAAATTGCTTAGTTTCGTCTAGTCCGCTAACAAGCAATAACGAACTTGAGAAATACGAAAATGCAGACCAAATGGAAACTGTTATTGGTGATCGCGTAGAACTTACGTTTGTCCCAATGCGCAACACATTCTTTTTTGTTGTCGCAATGAACCGCGCTGTGGCTTTGGATTGCCGTAACTTGGTAACAGGTATTTGCCAAGAAGACAATGCTAATTACCCTGACTGCACAGAATTGTTCCGCAACGAGTTTGAAAACATGGCAAATATTTCGCTTGGCATTAGCACCACAGCAAACGATGCGTTTAAAATCCATGCTCCGTTAATGAACATGACAAAAGGTCAAAGCGTTGTGCTTGCCACTATGTTAAAAGATTGCATGAAAGCTTTAGCGTATAGTCACACAAGCTATGACGGCAAATACCCGCCAACTGACATGAACCATGCAAACGTGCTTCGCGCAAAAGGTTTTGAAAGTGTTGGTATTCCTGACCCTCTTGTGATGCGTGCTGTACGTGAGGGTTTAATGCAATATCCAAGAACAGACAATTATTCACAAGACACGCTTTTGCGCCGTGTGGGGTATCTGTTATGACTTTCATATCCACTAAGACATACGGCCATGAAATTGGCCTAAGCTGTGCCTTTCGTCAGTGGAAAGCACATTCCCATTGCAGTAAAATTCACGGTTATGCTTTAGCTGTAAAGTTTCAGTTTCAAGCTGAAGAATTAGACAATTGTGGTTGGGTCGTAGATTTCGGCAGTTTGAAGTCTTTAAAAGGTATGTTGGAAGATACTTTTGACCACAAACTATTAGTGTCCGAAGATGACCCGTATAAAGACGAAATTTGCGCTTTAGCAGGTCTTGGTATTGCTGACGTAATTGTTGTCGAGCGTACAGGTTGCGAAGCATTTGCAAAACTAATTTATGAATGCGCCGAAGTGTGGTTAAAAGACAACGGTTACTCTCCACGCTGCGCTCTGCTGTGGGTTGAAGTTAGTGAACATGGTGCAAACAGTGCAATTTATATTGGAGAAGAATAATGCCACACAAAGACAGTACCTTATGTACACACTACTTAAATATGAATAAAGAATCTATAAACAGTATTCAGAGCGAAGTAATTTACGACTTACTTGATGTTGTTATTGGTGAAAATGTGAAACGCGAAGGTTTGGCTGAAACCCCTGCACGTGTTGTAAAAGCCTGGCAAGAATGGACAGCAGGTTACAATGTTGACATTGCTGGTTTAATGAAAGTCTTTGAAGATGGAGCAGAAGGCTATGATGAAATGGTTATCGTTAAAGACATACCTATTTATAGTAAGTGTGAACATCATCTTGCTGACATTTTTGGCACAGCAACCATTGCATATATTCCGAACGGTAAGGTTGTTGGCTTATCGAAACTCTCGCGTGTTGCGGACGTATTTGCACGAAGATTGCAGGTTCAAGAAAGACTTACGGGTCAAATAGCTGATGCACTTGTAGAACACTTAAACCCGCTAGGTGTTGGTATTATCATTCGTGCCAGACATATGTGCATGGAAAGTAGAGGGTTGTGCCAACAAGGGCATTACACAATTACCAGTGCTTTACGGGGCGTTCTTAAAACTGAACCTGCTGCTAGAGCGGAGTTTATGTTGTTAGCATCTAGTTAGTGTAAACACGCTGTAAGCGTTTATAATAAATGGGTACAGCGTAACACCTGTACCCATTTTAAATTTAACTAGCAAGCTATACGCAAGCACAAACACCATGAATTTATTTTTAGCTGCTATATATACTAATAACTATATGAGAACACAAAATCGGTTTATTAAATTAACCGAAGGTGAGCAGCAGATTGTTACAAGCATCCCTCACATTCTTGAGAGCTATCACTACGTCAAAGGGCAACAGTATGTGGACACTATGCGCGAACAAGGTGCAAAAGTATTTTTGGATTCGGGTGCATTCTCTGCGCATAGCCTTGGTGTCAATATCAGCATTGACGATTACTGCCAGTATATTATCCGGAATCGTGATATATTGCGGGTTGATGGTAATGCTGTTATGGCTTCTGTCCTTGACGGGATTGGAGATGCTTTAAAGACTTGGCAAAACCAACTTTACATGGAATCACAAGGCGCGACACCGTTACCATGCTTCCACTATGGGGAAGATCCACAATATTTAGATTGGTATGTGCAAAGATACGAATACATCACAATTGGTGGATTGGTTGGCAAAGCGCAACAGGACCAAGAAGTTTGGCTAGATCGTATGTGGAACGAACATATGATAGATGGTAGTGGTCGTGCTAAATTAAAAGTCCATGCTTTTGGTATGACTGCGCCAAGTTTAATGAAGCGTTACCCTTGGCACTCTGTCGATTCCTCATCATGGATTCAAGCTGCTGCATTCGGTTCTATTTTTACAAGTGAGCACGGCCCATTGGCTGTATCTGATAAATCACCAAGCAGACACGATAAAGGTAGGCATTTAACCACACTAACCGAAGTCGAGCGTAATTCTGTCCAAGAGATGTTAGCACGCAAAGGTTTTAATTTTGAGCGTCTATCCACAGTTTACGAAAGCCGTGCGTGTTACAATACATTGGGTTACATGGAACTTAACGATTTAGTGAATGAAGACATCAAACGTAAAGGTGGCGTCTTTACCTGTCAAGAAATGCAACAATTATTTTAGGATATTAAATGTTAAAAGCTCTTAAATTTTGTCAAGGTGCTGTTGCCAAAAAAGACTTCCTACCAGCTCTTACAAACTTTGTAATTGAGTACGGCAGGATACGAAGTTTTAATGGTGTGCTTGCGTTATGTAGCCCTATACCGTTTGACATTGCTTGTAAACCTGCTGCAACTACATTAATTAAAGCAATTGCTAATTGTGAAGACACTGTACAACTTTCGCTTACTAAAGCAGGTAGACTTTCAATTAAGTCTGGTAAGTTTAAAGCTTTTGTAGATTGCATACAAGGTGATACAGTACATGCTGTTCCTGAAGGTTTAATTGTTAATTTTGACGGTGTAACATTCTTAAAAGGTTTAAAAACTGTTGCGCCTTTTATTGGTAGTGACGCAAGTCGACCATGGGCAAATGGTGTGCTATTTGAACGAAATAGTTTTTACGCTACAAATAACGTCATGCTTGTGCAATATTGGCTAGGGTTTGATTTCGGTTCCGCTTTAAACGTTCCTCGAGAAGCTGTGCAGGAAATGCTACGAATTGGGGAACCGCCCACTTATGCACAAGTTGCTCAAGGCAGTATTACATTTCATTATGAAGGCGACCGCTGGTTGCGCACACAATTGTTTGATACAAAAGGTTGGCCGAATATTGATGCAGTTTTGGATAAAGCGTCTACACAGCAACCAATCCAAGAAGGTTTGTTTAAGGCGCTTAGTGTGGTCAAACCATTTGTAGACAAAGCTGGTGTAATTTTGTTTGAGGACGAAGGTATAACCACACATACGGACGAAACCGAGGGCGCGTCTTATGGTGTGCAAGGACTGAAAGCTGACGGTAAGTATAATATTGCAATGCTAGAAATACTTGAAGGTAGTGCAGTGACAATTGATTGGTCTTTGTATCCAAAACCTGCTTTATTTTGCGGTGAAAATTTACGTGGTGCAATTGTAGGTATGAAGAAGTAAGTTCACCATTGTTATGTCTTTAATAACGGTGCTATAATAAAACTTTACAGGAGGTAATATGCACATAATACGAGAACTAACAGAGGATGAATACGAAATGCTTATTGACGAAAACTCTGATATTGAAGGTACTATTTACCCTGGACAATTGATTAAAGCTGCATTTGCTTTAGCTACAGGGAGACCTGAAAATGTCATGCTGCACTAAATAATTTTGTAGTACTGCCGGGCGTCAGTCACACGCTACTTATAAGGTTTAAAAATGTCAAAAAGAGCAGACGCAGTCGGTCTTTTCTGGGAAGATTTTGCACCAGTAAAAGCACCACCGAAAGAAAAAATAAAACGTACACCACCTGAGCGTTTTTGGGAAGAAGCAGATTACCTACCTTCCCTACCTGAAGCACTAGCTTGGAAACCAGATCTATTTACAGATATAGAACTTTGGCAAGCTTCTATAAACAAAGAAAAACTAACGTGGGATATTGAAGTTTATCCAAACTATTGTTTGTTTGCGTTCAAGTCTATTGTGAGTAAAAAGGTTATTTATTTTGAACTGTACGAAGACGACCAAACTTTCGATATTCCAAAACTAGAATGGATTTTACGCAACTTTACTGTTATTACTTTTAATGGTAAGAAATACGACGCGCCTATAACCACACTTGCTCTTGCTGGTTATGGGTCTGAAAGTTTGTGGGAAGCTACCTGCATGATTATTGTAGAACGTTTGCAATCTAAAGACGTTTACAAAAGGTTTAATACAAAGAGTTTGGAAACAGACCATATTGACTTAATCCAACTTACAGCACTTAATACAAGCTTGAAAGCTGCTGGCGCACGGTTACATTGCCCCAAGCTGCAAGACTTGCCTGTGAAAGCTGGCACATGGCTTAATACAAACCAAATTGCAATAGTTCGTTTCTATTGTATTAATGATTTGGATAACACAGAGTTGTTATATAACGATTTGCAACCACAAATTGAAATTAGAGAAGTGCAGGGTAAGAAATACGGATTAGACCTGCGTTCACATTCAGATGCGCAAATGGCAGAAGCTATTATTTCCACGCAGTTGAAAAAGATTAGCGGTAAGAAACGTATTAACCGAACAGAGTTACCCGCTGGTACTTGGTACAACTACAAACCACAAAGATACCTTAAATACAATAGTATCTTTATGAACAGTGTGCTGTCTCTTATTGCAAATGCTGTGTTCCATATTGACCCTATACAGGGTACACTTATTATGCCTAAAGAAGTTGCAGAGCTTGCAATTACAATAGGTAAAGCAACTTATCAAATGGGTATTGGTGGATTACATAGCCAAGAAAAAACAATTGCGCATGTTGCAGATGAAAACTACTTTATTGCTGATACAGACGCAACTTCTTATTACCCTTACTTAATTCTAAATGCGGGTATCACGCCTAGTAATCTTGGTGCAAACTTTCTTATTGTTTATAATGGAATTGTTGTTGAACGGGTTAGCGCAAAGCAACTAGGTTTTGCAAGTGTTGCAGAGTGCTTAAAAATTGTGGTTAACGGTACTTTCGGAAAGCTTGGTAGCCCGTGGTCTATTATGTATGCACCAAACTTAATGATGCAAGTAACCATTGGCGGACAGTTATCTATGCTAATGCTTGTTGAAACATTTGAGTTAAACGATATTGAAGTTGTGTCGGTAAATACAGACGGTATTGTGGTTAAGTGTCTACGTAGTAAAGAAGCATTATTTAACCAAATTGTAAAAGATTGGGAAAAGGTTACAGGGTTTAGTACAGAGGAAGTTAGATATAAAGCTGTGTATAGTAGGGACATTAATAACTACATTGCTATATATGAAAAACCGCAAAAAGGTGAACTACTTAAACTAAAAGGCGCTTATGCTAAGACTTCATCTAAAAAGAACGCTGTAAATGAAATTTGCATTGACGCAGTTAAAGCAATGATAACCACACAAACACCTATTGCGCAGACAATTATGTCTTGCCGACAAATAAGTAGATTTACAACAATGCGCCAAGTTACGGGAGGTTGTGTTAAAGACAATCAGTATCTTGGTAAGGTTGCTCGTTGGTATTACGCTGAGGGCGTTGAAGGTGTTATTATTAGTACTAAAAAAGGCGCCACAGTACCTAGAACTGAAGGTGCAAAACCCTGTATGGATTTACCTGATACATTTCCAACAGACATAAATTATCAGTGGTATATTGATGAAGCATATTCAATATTAGAAGATATTGGCTATACACCAAAACAATTGTTATTAGCTGCATAAATTGCTGTTGGTACTAAGTGCTATATTTTGTTTTTAAACAGCGTAGCGGTACTACCAGCGCAACCCAAACAGTTTATTTATTACCAAAGCAAGTACACTAATAAACATTCCCAACAAACCTGTAAACCATAAATGGAAATTCAGTATTGTTGGGAATTTCTCAGACCTATAATTCAAATACCAGCCGAAGAAGCAAGCTAGGGCAAATATTCCGAATTGGGTCACTTTCTTATAGTCCAAAAGTCGTCTGATAATTTGCGAGTAAGGTAATCAAATGGAAGTGTGAAGTAACCTTTTTGCCCCCATTGATCGCCCCACGAATTGCGTACAAGAATCCGCCGATTTATTTTGTCGTAGCCAACTGCCATAACAGCATGACCGCCTAATGCCTTCTCTTTTGCGGTAGGCATGTTGACTATGCCAGTTTTTGCCACATCTGCACTCTCAAAACCTTCGTAGACAGTAAATCCAAATACAAAGGGAAATCCAGCAGCCAGACATTGCAGCATATCGTCTAGCGTGGTTAATCTCTGATAGCTTGAAATAGTTGTTTTCGCAGCCTCTTTGTAGCTTTTTGCAGATGGCTTAGATTTAAATTTTGCAATGTTATATGGCCATGTTAGTTCAGTACATACACCAAGGTTAGCAATCGACTTAATACCATCGCGTATCATTGCGCCAGCATCTTGCTTGATTGTACCTTCAATAGATCGCTCATTAAAGTAAATGAATAGCCGAGAGAATGCTACGCTAACAGAGTGGATAAATCCCATTGCGCCTGCAAGTGCATTGCCAGTACACGACCCCAATTGCCCTTGATCGACAATAGTAGGGCATTTATCTCGTAGATCAACTACATCCGGTATTGGTGAGCCAGTATGCATAAATATATGATCTCGATGATCTGGCAAATCCGGCTTCCAAGTATATTTTTTAGTGTTCATTTCTGCTCCATATATAATCCGTTATCCTTGATCCATTGCTGACACGCCGCATTCTGAATGACAACGCTCTGTGCTTCTTTAACTATTTCATAAAGACCGTCTGCAATCTTGTCAGGAAGTCGATATTGACTGACTTCATTATTTCCTTCGGCGCTTGCGGCAGTGGCTTTGCTGGCAAATCCCGTACAATAGTCTTTTGGGAGCAGCAGCCCGCCATGAGACTTATCAGCAGCAATGCGCTTGTTAAAATCAGTATCTTTGTCTTTAAGTTTTTGCTCATAGTCGCTCACCACTTTCGTATTTTTTTTTTCGTAAAGTAAAACTGTTGCAGCATTTTCTTTCTTGCGATTTTCAATTGCAAGCTTCTCAGCATCAGCATCTAGCAGTTTTTGCTTATCCCATTCTGTGCGAATTTCAACCCGCCCCTGCTCACGCCAATGGTTAGCAACTTCATGCGCTACATAAGTAACGCTAGCAAGCAGCGCGAACGCAGCAGCTATTTTTATGTAAAGTAGATAGGGCTTAAAAAAGCCAGTAACAAGATCCAACATCGTTATTCCTTCTGTGGTGGTGGTTCGGTATTTTTCATGCCATAGATAGCTGCCGAGTGTCCTGTGCAAACTGCCACCAATGCACCTGCCATAGCCAATAGATCCACATCAAAGCCCGACCATCCGCGATGTACCGCAACTGCACAGATGACAATCATCGAACCTGCCCATGAAAACTTAGCCATGTGGTAGGTTTCATTGTCAGCACCTGTAAAAATGTTCTTGCATATTTGTCTTACTGGAATCATTTTAATCTCCGGTTCCTCGACACATTGCTTTTTCCAAAATGTCTTTTTGTTTTCCTGCCTCTAATGTTTGCCATTGCATATTTGTGCGCCAATTGTCTTCACCGCAAGCGCACAATGGTTTTTTGTGATCGACAATATATCCGTCACATTGCTTCTGGATCTTGTTCGTTGCGGGGCATACATTATGCGCCTTGAATTGTGCGACTTGATAAGAACTGCGCTTAATCTTGCCGTGTGAGTCACGCTTCGGTTGGCACACTGCTGCAAAGCATGGTGACGATAGAAAAATACAGATAAGTAAGAGAATTTTTTTCATACGATTACCATCTTTGCACGGTTAAAATAAACAACTCGCGATGCCAAGCCATTAACACCACCATTAATTTTCTTCGTTACACCTAAAAAGTCTTCGTTGTCTGCAAGCTCATTACAGCTATGCATCTTCCAGAACCATGCTGCACTACGGCAGGCATTTGCTGGCGTCTCCAATAATTCTGGATGGTCTACGCAAGGAATTTGCAGAGCACCTTGCAGCTTCTTATAGTTGAAATATCCGGTCAGTTGGATAAGGCCGCGGCCTTTATATTTTTTACCATAACCAGCTACCGTGTTACCTAAATCTTTGCGGTTTTCGTAGGCTTCACCAGTTGCTAGTTCCTGCGTATACCTGAACTCACCTGATTCATGGGCAATTTGCGCAACAAACATTTGTATGCGTTGAATAGTGTCAATCTCAAACTCTTCTATCGCTGTATCCAGTGGGTCGAGGAATAGAGGTATGCGCTTTATACCGAATGGCATAATCTTAATTAACTGCTCAGCGGTAAGCTTCATTTAGCTGCTCCTACACGTTCAAGCAAACGATCCAATTTTTGATTTACTTCTCGCAAATCCTCGCGTGCGGTTTTTCTCTGATCATCCAACATCGCTTCTTGTCGGTGGTCGATCACGATCTGGTTTATTTTTGCCTCTTCCAGAACGACTACACGTTTATCCATCGTGGACCATGCAATTGCACCTGTAGCAATGAAGCCCAAGAACGTAAGAATATGGCCCAAATTAATTGTATTATCGAACCTCACTTTTCTGTCCAGTGGGCTAACATCTAAAAAATCACTTGGCGCGTTTTGGTTCATTTTCTTACCTCTAGTCGTAGTATTAATTCTTCACTGAGCTTTGTCGGAGAGACGATATAGCTATGTTCAGACCATCCAGCTTTTTGCAAAATTTTAACCACGTAACCTGTGCAATCCAGTTGATTTCTCCAGTGGATGAAGCGATTAAATCCAAAAAATTCATTGATGCCCGTTGCGATTGTGGCGAAATAACCGTAGTTGGTTTTAACGCGAATTGATTCTAAAATTGCTTCTCTGATGATGGATCTGGTGAGCGAATATGGCGGGTAAAAAACATCAAAATTTACACCATCCAATTGCGACATAGGGATAGCATGATTCCTTCCACCATTAATTTCGACCATCCACAAACCACCATCTAGCCAAACTGCTATTGCGGTATGCGTATAAAAACCTGTAAATAGTTTTGTGAGCCACCCGAACAGTCCATGAACAGTTCTCACTTGGATGATGTCACCATCAAGTATTTGGGATCGGGCTTCGGCGTAGTTCATGCTTACCACACAATCGAGTTAATTTGATCGAGCGTCGTTGCGCTTGCTAACGCAGTTTTCAGGTCTTGAGAATGCCCAAAATTGATTGTGCCTTGCAGCGTCATGCTGTTGTACATTGCTTTAAATGCAGCAATGTCCGGCAGTGATAAATAGGTGTTGTCTGTCGCCTTCCACGCATTCGGAAAGCCAGCAGGAAATGTGCCATTAAGCGCAATTGAGCCCGCCACAGCATCAATGTCAGAGCGCGATAAATCGTCACAAGCAATTGTCTTGCCGAGGTGCGTGAAGGTAGACTGATTAGCTTTACCACGCCATTCGTTAATTTGCAAATTCTTATCTAGTTTTTCCTGAGTTAGATCGGGCGCAGGCTCCACCCAAGTACCAATGCTATGCGGCGAGCCAATCACTACAAAGTGAAAGTCAGTACCGTCAGCGTTATAACGATCTGCCAACGTCTGCACATCGTTGAAGGCGCCAAGTATTCCGTTCGGTGTAATTATTGATTTCATGCTACCGCCTCAATTCGTTGAATTTGCAATCCTGTTGTGTTGTAGCTGAGCAGCCCCCACGCATCATTAGAGTATGCACCTGGCATTGAAGGGAAAGCGCCTCTAGATTTTTTTGCAACCATAGAATTTGGTGTGATTACCACATCTTCAAATCCTTGAGTGCTGCTAAGTACATGGGTTGTTGATCCAACAGTTATACCGTTGGAAGCTCTTACTCCATATAGACTAGACGGAGCTAGTGCTGAAATACCATTAGTAACACTTGGCCTATACGATGCACCCAGCAAAGCTGGCGTTGTACCGGAGCAATCAATATTAAGAGCGGTGAGTGAGTTACCAACCGTCGATGCAATTACCCTGACGGTTGTTCCATTACTATAGACTGGAGGTATAGCATTGGTAGATGGAGCAGTCAGTGATAACGAAGACCCAATAGATGCTGCGCCACTGGTATCCGTGAGAATATTTAGCGTCGAAAATGTGGCGTTATTCCAAGTCGACAATAAGGTTTTGCTCGCGGAAATGGGAAACATGTCAGCAGATAAATTAACAGCACCAGTGATTGGCGCTACAGCAGTAACCGTGCTAATGGCCTCTACTGTTCCCGTTAGCTTGAAAATTGAAACTCGGTGATCTGAATTTGAATATTGCGCGACAATATTTCCATTGCCATTCTGGATTGCGCGAATTTCTCCTGTTGAGAGTGTTCCAGTTACCTGCGTCCCTACCGTTAATGTCGTGCCAGCGGATATGGTGTAAGGCGTGCAATAGAGAAGGCCGGTACCCACATTTCCACATACTGTCCTAATGATTGTTGCACCAGAAGCAAACAAGTTTGGCGCGTATGGCGATGTACCAGTAGCGGCAATAATAATAGTCTCTGCGCCTATCGTGGGCACTGTACCGGAAATGGTGATCGCTCTTAAACAAACCGTGCTAGTTGGTCTTACATAACCATAAACAATGGAAGATCCTACAATGACTAAAGGCGATGTTAGGCCGATCGCAGTGGATGGCGTTACGGTCACTGCTGTTGCTGGCGTAATAGTTGTGCCAGATAAGGTGAGCACTCTCGCGCTGATCGTTGGTGCGTTCTCTGATGTGACAACTAATATCTGATTAGATGCAGTCAGGATCGCTTGATAATTGCTAGTCAACGATGATGCCGCGACATTTACAGGTGTACCCCACAGCCCTGTCGACGCATCGTGACATACTGCATTAATGGCGCCGGCGCCAGAGCTTGCCGCATAAAATATACAATTTCTTGTGGCGTCAACTGCAATAACTTTAGAATATAAAAATTGTGACGCCAATCCACTCGGAAGAGAAAGTGCAGCTGTAATGCCCAACTTCTCGACCCCAACCAGCGACCAGATACCAGCAGCAGTTGAGCTATCAGTAAGTCCAATAGTTGCGCCCTTTCCTGCACGTATCCAGCCTAACTGAACACCTGCGCTATTTTTTATACCGTAGTCAAATTCGCCCGCGTTAAAGATCGCGAATTGCGTCATACCTTTAACACTTCCCGTAGCTACAGGCAGTGTTGCGTACAAGCCTGCGCTGGTTGGCGTCACCACCATACTTGCTGAGCTAGAAGCAACCAGAGTAATATTACTGGTAATCGATGCTCCACCTTGTCCATTAGGCAAATAAGTAACCAAAGCCCAGTTTGTTAGGTCTGTAGACGGATCAGTAGTGCTAGAAGTTGTTCCTGCCAAGGTACGGCGATAGGTCAAAAAGTTAATCGGGCTCCATGCACAGTTGCCTTGTGTGTAGTTACCAGATACCCATTTACCTGCTGTTGACGTTGCTACAGCAGAAGCTGCACTTGCCGCAGCATTACTTTCCGAAGTCGCTGCATTTGTCGCAGAAGACGCTGCAAGTGCTTGCTTGGTATTGACGTCCGTTTGCAACGTATTCGCCTCCGTAGCAAACGTTGGTAGCGCAGTCATAAACGCATCACCAGCAGCAGAAAATGCCGCATCTGTCATGGTTCGATTTGGTGGAGTGGGAAGTGCAGTAATGGGCATTATGTGAGTCCTTCAAGTTGTATGTTCAGTAGCGATACTGTTGGATATTGCAGATCAATTGAGAAATCTTTATAGTAGCCAAGCAGCATTGTTGCCCCATAGCTTGATGAGCCAATATAGACAATTGGCTGCGCACGATATAGCGCAAGCATAGCTTGCAGGCTATCAACCAATCCACCTTCAACCCACACCGAAAAATCTGCTTTTTTGTTGTAAGCGCGTTGTGTGATGGAGTAAGTGCCGTAAGCATCTTTGGTTTTGATCGAATAATCTTGTATACCAACTTTCGCTCCGTACTGTGTGCTGCCAATTTCTTTGTTTAAGCCCAAGACGCAAGCACCACACGCAACAGTATTACCAGTATCCGTGAGAGTTACCGATACAACAGCATTGGCATAAAATGGCATGTCTGTAATAGCAAAATCTGTGATTCGCGTGATTGGTTCAAAAAAATAACTAAACCAATCATTAATACCTGAAGTTGATAACAAAGAGGTAGTTTTGTTATATGTTAATCCATCTGTAGTGGTTTGCGTAATCGTTGCAGATGCTGCACTAATATTCATCAACGCAACAGAATCCGCGCGGCTGGTCAGCGTAAAGCTATATGCAATACTGTTGGCGTTAGTTGTTTGGGATGACACAGAAGTATCCAGCATCTTCCAGCGATTCGTTGCGCCAACCAATGCCCAATAGGTTGGATTTGTAGCGATAGGCTTGTTGGTTCCAGCTATTAAAGCTTCATATACTTTATGCACGTCAGCAGCAACTAGCATATATCTGTCGCCAACAATATAAGCTGTGGCAGCTGACCATGCTGCATAATCCGCTTCCGTTACATTATTCGATGTAAGGATAGCGTCAGTAATGGTAATAGGGCGAATTATGTTCACTGATTAGTTCGTGAGGTTATTTAACCACACTATATAGGATATAGTGTGGTTATGCAAGCATTATTGTGCAACCCATGTTCTGACTTCCGGCTGTCCATCACCATTCCAGCGGGTTAATGTGCGAGATGTTTCTCCGGTATTGCGAATGATAGAAATATTCTGCGCTTCCGTCTTGTCGATAAGCTCCCGAATTAATGCTGCTACTTCGTCACTAGAACTGGCTTGGCTTGCAGTTTGCACACGCTCACCCTTGTGTAGCTTAGCTTTGTAACCATCAAACGGCACATAATCTAATCCGTTAGCGTGAGAACCATCAATTTTTGTATCGGTAGTTGGATGCAGTCCGGCGTCAAATTGGCTTTGTATCCCTGCCCAATAATCACGTGTACGACCCGTTGATAATTGCCAGAGAGCGTCTACACTTTGAGATTTTTGATCGGACGTACCATATTTTTGATAGAAGTCAGAAAGCATTTGCACGCTATCCGATTTCGCAGAAAAATCATTAACATCCTTTATGAAGTAATATGCGTTGTCCCCATACTGCTTGCCGTAGGCAGCAACTTGCGAATTTGTTGCTGCAATTGCTTGCCCAGCCTCACCGCTAAAACCACCACCACCACCACCAACAGCGCCCAATACAGCTTTAGCACCCAATACAGCTTTAGCTCCCAAATACAAATCGAGTGCGTCTTTCACAGATAATACGGACTCGTTAATATCGATCAATCCGCGCATTTGATTGTTTAGCGTATCAAGTTGAGACTGTGAGACATCAGCTTGTTTATCTGCTGTTGTTGCCGCAGTATCAAGTCCGTTAGACACTTCTGCAAAGCCTTTTGCATAGTCAAGTTGTGTTGCGCTGGTTTGCTTGAGAAGATCTAGATACGTATTAGAAGCTGCACCGAGTTTGTCTGGTGTTGCTGTCTGTAGCTGACGCTTAGCCTCTGCCAGCTTGTCTGTTAACGATAATGAAGAAGATGCACCAACCAACAAACCATTTTTAAATTCAATTAACGATTTCGATAGCGTGCGTAATGTTGTGATTGTATTTGTGAGCGTAGCTGCTTCTGTATTATAAGCTGATTGCAAAGTAGACTTAGCACTGTCGAAAGCTGTTTTAGCAGCTTGCGCAGCTTGCACCTGATCAAACAAGGCACGATTACTGCTATCTATCGCGTCACGCTGCTTTTGCAATAACTGTATAGAGCTCATTGTCAACTGATCAAACTGATTTTGCAAATCCTTGCGCTCAGACAGAATATCAGCAGCCGATTTAGCAGCTTTGCTTGTATCTTCAACAACTGGAATGAGGTCTGCAAATGCACCGGACAATTTCATCAGAGATGCATACAACTCAAGATTCCCCGCTGCATTCGCTTTTTCAACTTCTGCACGGAATCCAACTCTATCTAATGGCATAGCTACGCCCAGATCTTTTAGAGCAGCAGTTAACAACTCTGTAGATTTTTTTGTTCTTTCTGCATCTGTATAGAAATTCTGATAATAAGAACTTGTTTCGGATTGTATCTTATCTATACCACCAAACAATTCGACTAAAGTTTCAGACGTTTTAATGCCTTTTGCGCTTAATGGTAATAGCGTAACGCCTAAAAGGTTAAATGAATCGTTCACAGCGGTGAGATTAGTAGCAACACGTATTAGCGTTTGCAAAGAACCTTCTCCAGCTTTTGTAAATTCTGATAAACCAGATACAGCAAACTTTGCCATATCGTCGCCAATTTTAGAAAAAATAGTTTGAAACTGTTTTTCAATTTCTTCAGGTTTCATCCCCTTAGTTGATATAGTTCCAATATTAACCACAAAAGAATTAAGTTTAGCTGTAAAGCTATCCCCGCTTTGACCCACTAAACCAGCAGCAGTTGTTATGCCTTTTGCTAAAGCTTGAATAACTAGCGTAAACTGTTGATTTACGCTTTCTGGTAGAGCATTTGTCTGTGTTGAGTCTTTGTTAGAAAATGTAACGCCTAAGAATTTCTTCTTTACATTAACATCTGTGTATCCCTGAACGTTAGTACCTTTGTCATTAATTTGACTTAGGGTTTGTTCTTTGCCAATAAAGCCTTGGTCTGTTACACTAGACGTAACCTTGGATAATTTTTGGGTAATGTAACCCGCAATAGCGCCCACAACAGCACCCAAAGGCCCCGCAACTAAAGCACCACCAACAGCGCCACTAGCAGCAGTAAACCCCGCTAAGTTAGCTGCAATGCTGTTATTACCGTATAGCTGCCCCGTTGTATTATATTTAGCAGAATTTGCGTTTGTAGCACCAACGCTATATTGAGACACAACTGTTCCAAGATTTATTATATTAGTATCAATGCTATTTAACGACCTATCCATTGACACTAAGCGAGACAAAGATTTTTCAGAAATCTTGGAAGTATATTCTATAGCGTTAGCTATACTATCTGATTTAGCTTTATCGTCACCTAATATACTGCCAGTTCCAGCAGAAGCTTGCCGATCAGCTGAACGTGTATCGTTACCACCACTAAACCCACCACCAACAGCAAAGCCCAAAGCAGCAACAGCAGAAGCCATTGCTGCCATGCGGAAGAATGCGCTATATGGGTCTCCACCTGCTTGATTTAATACAGCTTTAACAGCAAGTTGACCCATTTCTATAAGATTCATTGCAACTTGTGCAATGTGAGCAACTTTAGCAGCACCTTCCAATGTTTTATAACCTGCACTACCAACAGCAAAGAAATCTTTAGCTGCATCTGCCATATCCCCATAAGCACCAATTTTATCAGTAGTATAAGATTTTTGATCTCTAGCTTCTTTTTCTTCAATACTTGCAATGTCTTTTAGCCCTTTGCCAAATCCTACCATCGCACTAGCAACACCTTTCCAACTATCCCCAAATTTACCAATTGCAGAGCCCATTTTTTCAAATTGTGTTCCAACATCTTTAAGACCTGCAATTTCAAACTTCTGGTTAAATAGTTTTTGTATTGTAGCGTTAGCATCTTCAGCAGCTTTCTTTGTCTTAGCAAAGTTAGCTTCCACGATTGCGTTTGTACCTTGTCCATTAGCTGTAGCAGCAGCGTAAGCTTGTTCCGCAACGTTCCATTCAAGGGCAATACGCTTCTGTGCGCTTTCTGCCCAAATAGCTACCTTAGCTTGCTCGTCTCCAATCACTTGTTGTATTGCATTTATAGGACTTTCTTTTGCTAATTCTAACTGTATTTGTTGTAAGTTATTGTAAGCTTGTCCTAAATCTTTTATTGCAGCTGATTCACGTAATGCATCAGCAACGCTTGCATTTAAACTAATGTCTAATTTAGATTTTGTAATTTGTAGTTCTGCTAATTGAATATTTGTTTGCCGACCAGCTAAACCGTATTGTTTCAGAGCATCACCAGCTTCGAACAACTTAGTAGAATCTAAATTATTTTGGTCTGTGATTTTATTAATACCTTTAGCGCCGTAACTATCCTGTTCTTGCTTATCCATTGCTATTTTATCAGCAAGCTCTTGACGACGTTGAGTTGTACGATTTTGTGCCGCTAAGATCATACCTTTAACACGCTCAGTTTCAATAGCGTTACCTTTAGTATTAAAAGCTTTTAATTGTGCAATTTCTTTGTCATTAGCTTCTGTAATTGCAACAGCTTCGTCCTCGCGAAGTGCGCGTATTTGTGTGTACCCTTGTAAACGTGTAACCACACCATCGTCTAAAGCCTTCTTAATACTTACAATTTCTGCTTGATCTTTGCTTGTGGTTAATTTGTACTTAGCTTCCGCATCATCCTCGATTGATTTTAAAACTAACTTGGAGCCGTCTTTAAATGCTGCTACTTTTTTATCTGCATACTTTTCTTCTGCTGCTTTTTCAAAACCAGCACGTTTGTCAGCATCAACAATTAAAGTAAGCCCATATTGTTTCGCAAGTTCAATTTGTTTTTGAAACTCTTGCTCTTTATTGCTAACACGAATTTTACTACCCACATTTTCAACAGACGTTGTTTCCGCATCCGCTTTACGAACAACCTCTGTTAATTCTTTGTAAGATAAACCTTGTTTAGCAAGTTCTGTAGCTAGTTGCCCCGCATTTTTATTTACGCTATTGCTATCTGCTTCCGCAATAGCATCTAATCTTTTTTCTTTCTTGGAACGGATCAACTGTGTTAAGTTATCTAGTTCTTTACTTGCATGAATTGCGTCAACATTAGCTTCTGCAACACCTGAAGCAAGTTTTGCGTCTAACTTTTCTTTATCTGCTTTATCTTGTAATGCTTTAATTCCAGTCAGCATTTTACCATATTGCTCAACAAGCTCTCGATAAGGGCCTTCAGTAGCGGATGCATTATTTAGGTCGACACCCCTACCTTCAAGTTTCTCTCTAAGTTTTAATGCTGCATCAACCTGAGTATTTAGTTGTTGACCTGTTGTTGGCCCTGCTCCAAGTTCTTTTAAACCATGATTAATCCTATCGAAGATGTCCGCCCAATCTCTATAAAGCTGAACCAGAGTACCCACTTTACGTTTATGGTCATCTGTTGCGTCATTAAAAGCTTTCAAGTTTTCACTTAATGCTTCTTGTTTATTACCTTGACGTTCTAACAAATCAATATGTAAATATTGAGCAACAGAGAGATAATGAAAAGTTTCGTTATTTTTCTCAGCCCATTTTGCAACGCCTTTTGACATATCCTCAAACAATGTAGCAGATTTTTCAGCGGACTCACCTGTTAAATGAGAATAGTTTAAAGCTGCTTCTGCTGTTGCAGAAATATTTTGAGCACTCACTTTCCCAGAAGCAGCTAAAGCTTCTAAAACATTAATTGCTTTACCTGCACCACCTGTGACACCATTAGCAAGTCTTTGACCCATATCTTCAAGACTGTCTCTTGTTAAACCCGCAGCATTGCTTGTAAGAATCAAAGCTTTTTCAAGCTTATCCAAATGAAGTGCGCCTTGTATCATTTCATATCCCGCATATACAAGAGCTGCTCCAACTGCTGCAACTGCTCCGCCTAATACTGTAAATATTGCGCTGGATGTATTTGTATATTCTGCCATAACAAATAATGAACCAATAAATCGTTTAAATTGTCCTTGTAAAGCTTCGTGAGAAAGAACTAAAAGTTCTGTTTTAGCTTTAGAATTAAGAACTTTACTAGAATAGTCGTCTAACGCATTTCCCAATGCATCTGTGGTTTGCTTTGAAAGTTTAGCAGCATTATTATATTGAGCGTGCATTGCTGTAAGTTCGGGGAGTGCATTTTGAGCAGCACTAGAAAACTTAGTATCGATAGTTGCAGTGGAGATTGCAGAATTAGCTTTATAAAGTTTTAATTCTTCAAGTTGCTGAATTTTAGCCTTAAGTGAAATGCGACCCCATTGAATTTCTTCAATAGCTTGCTTCTCAGCTAGTTTAATAGCAGCTTCTTCTTGTTCTGTTAAAATAGCTAAAGCTTGAGCTCTATTCTCCGCTATTGTTCTTATTTTAAATGCTTGAAATACAGCAATATCTGACTTTTCTTTTTCTAACGCAGCAATACGAGCTTCTTCCATTAAATTAATATCAGCTATTGCAGCAGCTCTGTTTTCTGCTAAAGTTCTTATTTTGAAAGCTGTGAAAGCTGTTATAGCAGACTCTTGTTGTGCTATAGTTGCATTAAAAATTGCATCTACTTCTTTTTGTGTCGCAATTTGAGCAGCAGCAACTTCACGTTCTGCTGCTAGTGCGTTTTGACTTACTGCTAAACGGGAGCTGGCGTAACCCTGCGTCAGCGCAATTATTTCAGCATTCTTAACTTTTTCAAGTTCTATTTCTTTAGCTGCATTTTCATTTAAAGTTCTTATTTTGAAAGCTTGAAATACGATAAGAGCTGTTTCTCTTTCTTTTTGGATTACAGCTTCTGCTGCTGCAACTTCGCGTTCAGCAGCTAAAGCTTTTTGACTGTCGGCTAAACGGGAAGATGCAAAAGATTTTAACTTGACAGAAGCTGTATCTGCAGCATCGCCTGTTTTAACAAGAACTTCTGTTGTTTTATTTAAGTTCTTGTTTAACTCGTCTAATTTTTTTTGTGCTTCGTCTGTATCTAAAACAAGTTTTACGTCTGATCCGTTACCCATTTTTCTTGTCCTTGCTATTATGGTTATTAATGTATGCTATATCTATCTCACGTATAGCTTGAACTTCAAATGGTAACAAGTCAATATTCATTAATCGAGCCCAGTGATCAATTTCTACATTTGTTATTGGACCAATAGACATACTGTTTTGCCTTGTTGCATCCAACTCCCTAAACCATGACCACACATACTCAACTTCAACAGGGCAATGACAAATATCTGGTGTATCCGCAAATGTCTGATCAGTAATTACTAAGGAGGCTAAACAATTCTTCTTTGCACTTTCTGCATGTTCATGTGCAGAAGCTCCATCGGATTGCTTGCCTCCCCAATAAAAAGTGTACTTGGCAAATTCTACCAAGCTACGGATCAGACCTTCATAAAATTTGCGTCTGTTTCCAAAGCATTACTTACCATTGCTTGCCATTGTGGATAACGAGCAAACATCTTAGCAACAACATTTTTGTCGAAGTCCATTGGCGCACCTTCCATATTAAAACCGAACCAGTCAACTACGCAAGCAAGCGCAACTGTTAATTCGTTACTTGCTACAGTTTTAGCAAGTAAAGCAGCGCCTTCTGCTGTGGAGCTATCGATTTGTTTACTACGCTTTGATGCACGTTGAATATTTTCAATGCGAACAGCATTGTTAGCAGCTTGATATTCTGGGCTATTTTTACCGACAATTTTAAAACCAGACAAGTCTTCTCCATCTTCGTCTTTAATAACTGCAACGTTGAATGTAACTTGTTTAGTTGTTGCGTCATCCAATACAGAAACTTCGAAACCTGTTGACTTTTGTGTTTGTGCTGTGTTCATATTATTACCTATTATAGTTAAGGATTAAGATACTTCTAAAAAACCTTGCGGGTTTTATACCGCAAGGAAAAGCACAGGGTAAGGAGTCACCAAAACCCTGATTCTGTACAATAGCAACTTATACGAACGCGCTATCTTGAATTACAACTGTTGTTTGTAAACTGGTAGTTGACAAACCACCATTCACATTTTCCAAAGCAACGAAAGGCATTGTCATTACTAAACCTTTTTCACCATCGTCTTTAGCTGCACCGCCCATTTTAACACGAGGGAATGTAACACCAAAGAAACCAGATGTTGCAGTATTGTCTGTTGTAAAAACAGCCATAATACTAACTTCCGTTTCGTTAAGGAAGTAATCCCGCACAATGTTGTCTGTAAACAATACAGTAACTTGACCATCCGAGTCCAAACCGCCAGGAAAGATATCCGGTTCAACGTTAGATCCAACTACTCCACCAATCATTGTGAACCCACCTTTTACGGAAAAATTCATACCTGTAATCAAACCAATTGCAAGACCGTTGACATAAATTGCGCCATTTGCAGCAGCAAGAGTTGCACCTGATGTTACCGCTGTTGGAGATGTAAAGTATCCAGTTGTGCCAGTGGTCATATTAAGACCCTTAATTTGGAAATCGACACCAGCCATACCAGATGCAGGGAGTTTTATATCCATTTGCGAAATAACACAATCCGTAAATCGCTCAGACTGTACAATGTCTTGAAAGTTGTGTTCAATTGTGTAATAGTCGCGTGTGAAAGAGTTCTGCGGCATAGTAATGTGCTTACCAACTTCCGTGAAAACTACAGCACCAGTTTCACTTTTAGCTACAATAGCTTGACCATCCAAACGCGCAACAGTCATTACTTTAAATGTAGCATTAATTGCAGTGATCAAAAAATTAGCACCGTTGTTCGCCACTGCTGTTGTGGTAAAACCTGTCGCACGAACAACCATACCAACTTTAAGACAAGTTGTAGCTACACCAGTACAAAATACACCCGCTGTTGTTGTAAACGTTCCAATGTTTGTGCCGGAACTTGCAGCAACAATATCGGTCATGCTTGCGCCAGCTACAACAGCATTTACCGCTTGACGTAACATAGATTCCATAAACGATTGATACGTACCAACAGATAATTCCCCTGATAGTGTCCCAGCTACGCCAACAACACCATGACGAAAGTCAGCTTTTTGTTGAGAAGGACGAATCTCTTTTGATTCGTATGTTGCTTTGGTTTTATCCAAAGAACAAGTTACACGGCGTAAATTTTGAGCACCGGAAGCAGTAGCTACTGTGCCCAAACCAGATTGTTTCTTAAATGTAAGGAGTTTATTAATCCCCGTTGCTATAATAGGCATGGTAGCCCTTTCTGACCCGCATGAGCGGAAAAATTAGCCGCTTACGCAGCAGGTTGAAAAATTAATTAAATACGTCACACCAATAAGGCATTCTAACACCAACAATAAAATATTCGTCTTCAGGGGCTGCAGACATAATAGAACCTGTAGACGAAATATTAACTGTCAAACCACCAAACGAAAAAGTTGAACCACGCTTGAATGTTGACTTAATCAACTCTGCTCGCGTCATAATATCAAACGTCCCAAACTGAACGGGATAGTATAATGTTATTTGTAGGAAACCTAGTTCCCTTGTAAGACCTCCACCGAAAGATGGATTTTGTGGTGCGGATGGTACTATTTGTACACGTTGGGATGGTACACCCGCTACGGGTATAAATGCAACGTTTTCCCAAGCAATAAGGTTAGCAGTTACAACACCACCTGTACCCCCTACAGTGCTTGCAATTGCAAGTTTTGTTACCCTATGCTTTAAGCTAAACGTATTAGCAGTAATAACCACACAATCATAGGTTCCGTTTAAAGCTGGAGTAGATCCTATATGTCCTGTAATGGTTATAGACAGACCTGTAGTCAATCCGTGATTCGTTGAAGTTGTAAAAACTGCTACTGTGCCAGAAGCCGAGGAAGTTATTGCACAAGCGGGGATTAGCCCGTCCATTGCATTAACTGCATTCTCTAAAGCGGTTCTGATTTTAACAATAGACATTATCCAACTTTCGCAATTGCGTCTTTCAAAATTTGTGGGTATTCTAAAATAACCCTTGTAATAATTCCCGGCGACATTACTTGCCAAGAATGTAAACCTGTTTCCAACAACTGCGCATAAGGGGCGGTATTAGCGAACGTATAAACATGCCCTACTTGCCAGCGACCCAAATGAGTAAATCGTTCTTTAGCAATACCCTCTGCTTGAATTCTACTAATATTTGCACCAGAAATTTCCTGTGTTTGTACACTATCAATTCCCAATTGCCAGTTCAAGATAAAATGCCCAGGCGTATAACCTTTAGGCCATTTACCTTTAGTTGAATGCCAAAACTGGGGCTGGCCAAATGCACTATAATCAACTAAACGTGTACCAATTTGCAACAAAATTTCTTTTTGAATAGCTTGCACTCTCGACTTAGTTTTATCCATAAAAGCATCTTTAAATGCTTCGTACTGTACCTTAATAGATCCAGCATTACTCATGATTCTAAAACAATCAAATAAAGCAAAGGTGTACCGCCAGGGCTTGTTGCTTGAGAGCTTACAATTGTATAGTCCACACCATCAAAAATAATATGGTCTTGTAATTGAGGTTGAGCCCCTTTAGCATCCATATAAATCCATTTATTCTTATTTTGCATAAGGGTGCTTGCTTCCATTGTAAGCCCAAACCTGACTGCAATTTGGTTCCCAGGCTGGTCTGCAACTACACAATTTCTTATACTATCAATAAATGTTGCTAATGTAGCTTTTCCTGTATTTGGGTCGTAATCTCCACCACTTGCAGAATACTGACGCAATGTAACAGGTCTACCATACTTAGTAAGCAATTTTAAAGACGTAGCAGCTAATTTAGAGTAGAATGTCATTACAGATTGAGATTAATTAGTTAGAGCATATTAGCATGAAAGGGTAATTTTATGCAAGGCTATTCTTATGTTCTAGTTAGCTTTACCATAGCCCCATTTCCACTATTTTTAAGATAAACTTTAAGCATTGCGTCAATTTGAGGGAATATTGTTCTTTGCTTTGTATTTATATCATATTTGATTTTTACAGGACCTACGCCTTCTTCCAGCGTACCTCTTTCTTGATCAGATAAAAGTTCACCAGCAGCAGCACGTAACGCAAGTTCTATACAAGCATTTTTAACTTCGTTTGGGACAATAGTATAAGAAACTACAATATACCCATAAGAATTAAAGTGACCATCATTTGTAACCACACTATTACGAGGCCAGTCTAGTGCCTGTGTAGTTGTTACTCTATAACCTAACCAGCGCCCACGGTATTCTCCCATCATATAATCAGTAGCTCTACGCAAAGCTTGTTCTTTTTGTAAAGTTGAAATTGTGGGCCAAGTATCGTTGCCCCTATTTGCTTGGTATGTATCTGCATCTGTAACGGATGCGTACGACTCCGCTGTACTATCGCCAGTTCCTGTTTCAGTTATAAGGCTCATGGATAGCTCCTAGTTGTGGTTATTGGATAAGCTTGCACTATACCATATAAAGGTTCTACAGTGCTTGTTCCAAATAGAGGATAGTGCATTAAAACGCTGTCTAAAATATAACTTCTATTTATTCCTGCTAATGGGTACTCACCGCTAATACCACTAGCAAACCAGAAATAATCCGAACTGTCTGTTAGTGTAGCAGCTTCGGTAATAGTTGTGCTATGAATTGTTGGTACTATTGCAGAACTAGAATGTACTGCTACTAAAGCTTCTGTTAACGCAGATACGTATAAAGAACTTCCTAAAATACTATCTAAAACTATAGAACTTTCAAGTATTGCATTTAAAAACACAACTGTTGAGGTAATGTTATCAGTACTTGTTGCAGCTTCTGTAAGGCTACCAACTGTTGTCTTAAGACCTATATTTGTTTCTGCAAGTATACCACTTTCTGTAATTATAGAAGTAAATCCATTTGAAGCTAAGGAAGATTCTAAACTTGTTATTGGTTCAGTTATAGCTGAACCTATTGCATTGCCTGCAACACTACTTTCTATAGCTATGTTTGCTTCTGTAATTGCAGCAACAGCTTGCATTGTGCTAACCACACTATCCGACGCAGTTGTGCTTTCGGTTATTGTGGCGCTATTAGAACCGTTAAAGTCGCTTGTTTCAGCTGCTGTAGTAGCTTCCGTAACTGTTATCTGTGCAACCATACTACTAACTAAAGAGTCGTTTCCTGTTGCAGCTTCTGTTAAACTACTTAGTGCAACAAAAGTAGATACACTTGACTCCATTAATGCACCAGATTCTGTCTGGCTTACAATAAATGCTTGTGTTACTGTAAATGTTTCTGCTAATATACCAGATTCAGTTATTATGGCATTATTAGATGCGCCTTGGAAGCTGCTATCTATAGCACTACTAGATTCTGTAATAGTTACAGCATTAATAGCAGTTGATAAAATACTATCGCTTGCGCTGCCTGTTTCGTTAATTGCGCTCGAAGCAACAAAGTTAGAAATAATACTGTCGTTACTTGATATAGATTCAGTTAACAATGACGCAAAACTAGCAGTAACTACAATTGAATCTGCAGAAGTAGAAGCTTCTGTAATTGCTGTATTATTAGACGCACCCTGAGTTGAAATATCTGTTGCTGTAGTAGCTTCTGTAATAGTTACCACACCAATAAATAAGGAAGACGATATGTCCGAAGGTATAGTAGGTTCAGTTAGTGTAGTTACAGCAATAGACGCAATAGCTATAGAATCTAAAGACGTTACAGGTTCTGTTATTATGCTAGAAAATAATGCTGTTGCGGAAATGCTATTATTAGCTGTAGCAGGTTCAGTAATGCTACTAACTATTGAAAGTAAGCCCGCAGAGCTATCTACGGCGCTGGTGGATTCCGTTGCGGAAACACTACCAATAAGTTGCGAAGCAATACTATCGGTAAGTGCTGCTGCTTCACTTATATTTAAAAGTAAGATAGCTACAGCAGTTGATATTTCGGAAAGTGTGCCTGCTTCCGTAATACCAACGTTGTGAACTATTCCACCTGCCGAAACAGCTGTATCAAGTTGAAGCCAAGTTACCTTAGCGTCAACTTGACCGAGCAGTAGCAGCAGGGACATCTAGTTACTCCCATCCGAATACAGGCGTAACTCGATGCACTACGGTTCCGCTTGTACCTACAGTACCTATATGCCTAGTACAAAGTTGGATAAACTCGCCCGGATTAACGTATAAAGGTGCGTCACCAAGGTCTACAAATTGGGTCAGCTGATTCACAAACGTATTGACCGCTTGTGCCGCAGTAACTAGCTGAGTAATAGGTAGCGCCATGCGTCTAGGTGCTTTTGTCGCTGCCCCTTCTGTTGTAGCTAATGAAACAGCCGTGTGACCAAAAGCTAGAAAGTATTCAGCTTGATAGGGACCACCAACGATAACGGTTTGCACATAGCTAGACAAGTAGAGACCACGAAGCACTAACCGTTTGCCTGGAATATTTACTGTTCCAGCGGGAACCTGATACGACATGATGATTGCATCTGTGTTGACCGCTAAAGAGACTGTCTCCCAGAATGTACCACCCAAGCCAGAGCCTAGTGCAGCAGTAGTCGTGGTAGGTACAGCAGCAGTGACGTTGGTTTCGTTACCTGTCGTAATTGTACCAACTCTAGCTAAAGACCCTAGCGTACCACCTTGCATACCCTGATAGCTTCCAAGTATGCGATTACCTTGCGTGCTTGCCGTAGTTGAAATATTTGAACCCCCGATCCGCACGTTGTACGAATTGACTAGACATTGAAGTACACCACCAGCAGCGCCGCCTGTAATTCTATGTTTTATTGTAAGGGGTAACGCTGAAGCCATACATACACGCCCAACACCCGCAGGCAATATAATAGAACCTAGACAGTACGCGCCAAGTATCCCATCATTAACCCAGAACCGAGCCTCTGTAGCTGATGTATATACAATGAACTGATAACGCTTGGAATTCGTGTAAGCCCATGTACCAGTGCCTCCGGTAAGTGGGAATATACCTGTCGATACCTCAGTACCGTTATTTGAAGCAATGCCTTGCAGACCTGCGGAACTTAATCGAAAGAACACTCCATCAGTTGGCGCAGTAGTTGCTGTTCCCGGCAAGCATGGGCCAAATTCAATGAAACTATTAGCTTGTGGTTGAGCAGAAAAAGCCAGTTCAAAATCACAAGCTAATGTTTGTGTTCCCACTAGTGGAAAAAATGCATAGGTTTGTAAAAATGTTCCAGTGGTTGTAGTAGTAATCGAAGAACTATTGGTTGTCATTTGCCCTGCTGCCCAACTGTTCGTCATTGTTGTAGTTATATGCTGATGCTTACCTGTATCCTGTGCCGTGTAATTAAATACAACGTCATCAAGCACTAAGTCTTGGCTTACGCGCTGGCGATAATCTGAGTCCGTCTCTGCTGATAGTAGCAACGGAATACCCGTAGCGTATCCCATATCGGATTCCGCAAATGAGCGATAACCCCCGATGTTAGCTGAACCAGTCAATGAATTAGTTTCAGTGATGACTTTAGCCAATCCACCTGTAACTACCTCTTGTGCTATGCCTGAAATAGCGCCTTTTAAGTTTGTATCGAGAGCCATGATGTAACCTCTTTAGTCTGCCCAGACATAGCGCACAGTCCATGTTCCGGTAAGTTTGTGAATAGAACGTGCGTAAATAGTAAAGCCTGTTGCTGCTGTCGGAGTGCCACAAGAAAGATTAGCTAGTGCCTCTAGGTAACGATGATCGCTAGCAGTGTGATTAGAGCTAGTATCGTCTGCCATAACATATGCTTCGGCCTTACTTGTTACACTAATTGTAGCGAGTCCCGTTACTGCAACTGATGCTTCATTAGCCCCCGGATAAGAACCGAAATCTATAGTCGCTGTACCTGTTCCATTAGCCATTAGCTACTCGTCAGCGTAACGCTGATCGCCCCCGCAATAATTGTCGCAATCTCACCAGAAGTGAGCGTTTGTGTATATAGTGTAATCGTTGGTGTTAATGCATGAGTACGAGTCATAATTATTGTTACTCCTTGCTTCAGAATGACTGTTAGGGTTGAAGCATTTGTGCTCGATGCTCTGTAACTAAGAGTCTGGGAAGCACCTCCCGGAAATGCTGTGTTATCTAATACCATTTCACATGTAGAACCAGAAGCTACGCTAATAAAATCTGCATCACTTGCTACTGACTCATTAACTGCTGCGGATAGTGTTCCTGCTGTGCTTGTCCATGCACCTGAGCTTATATCAGCTGCTGGGCTACCTAGTGTTGGGAGAGAGACATTTGCATAACTAATTAAGTTACGCTGTAGTGCAAATAATTGCCAAGGATTAGCTGAAAGTGATACAGGGTCAAC